GTGGTGGACCAACTCTGGCCGAACTTTGAGAAAGCGGTTAGCGAAGCGGGATTGCCGATCGAGCAACTCGGGACCGAGTTGGTGCTTGGTGGATGGTCGTTGAAGAACGGCCGGATGATGGCCACGGCGTATGCGAAGAGTGACAGCCGGCGCCCTTGCGTTGTCCAGCCGATCGGGGGGCAGATGGCGTCGCCGGGCGAACCGCTCCAGGCCGCGACCCCTAGCATGGCCCAGGTGGATCTGCTGGCCCATGCGCGTCTCCAGGTCAGCTACCTCAATGGGCAATTGGGCCGGAAAGTAGCAGGAGGTCGACTGCTAGTTGGGTTTCTGCAGAAGGGGCAAGCCCTGCTCAAGGATCTAGGAGAGATCTAGGTCGCGGGAGTCAAATACGCTAGGGGCTGAAATCGAAGTTCAGGTCTGGCCCTAAGGCAGAAGGCCAAAGCAGACCAAGGTCGTCCGTGGATTTGGGATGTTTATCGAGGGCAGGGTGGATGTCCGCTTCTGGCCGGAAGCGGACATTGGGCGGCGACCGGCCCGGTGATGGCATCCGCCTTCGACCCAAAGCGGGCATCGTTCTCGACACACCTGAGTTGATCCGTACTCCAAAGCCTGTTTCCGCTACCCCTTGTAGTGCTCGACGTAGAGCCCCAAAGCTGCCAACGACGCATACACGGCGGACCCAGCGTTGGTCGCGTACAAGGCAAAGGGAACCGGAGGATCGCAGGGAACTGTTGCGATGAACCACGGAGCTGAGCTCGTCAAGCTCGTCCTAGGTGATGTGAGGAATCCTAGCTCCCTACGCATACCTAGCGCCTCGCGGACGTACGCCTTGTTCCAGCCGCCAGTCTTGCACGAGACCCCAAGAAGTAACTCCGTAAATGCGGGATAGCGACGGGTCTTAATCGGACGATATACACCGACGTCAATCTCGTGACGGTCAGCCGCTTTGACCACCGTCGTGCCTTTCCAGCTATGGCTTAGTGTGGTGACCTGCACTGAAATCCTAATCTCGAGCTTCTCAGTAGACGTAGATCCACTGATGTAATCGTGATCCGGATGGTTTGCTTTGCATGGAGATCCTCCAAACGTCAGGACGCCTGCCATCTTGGGGGTACACGTGAGCTTGTAGCCCGCACTATCGATGATTCGCAGAAGCCTAAGCAGCACCCGAAGTTCGTAAGCCTTTCCTTTCGCGTAGGGAGACCCGCTCGCCTTAGCACGCGAAATGGCTGCTTTCACAGCGTTGAGGATTGCTAACTTACTGATCGTCACAGTCGCGGTCCTCGTGGCGCGTGTTCCTCGCGAGGGTCGTCCGGTGGCAGATATCGAGCGATATAGGCCTCAAGATCTGCCTGCTCGTGATCCGTCAAACGCTGGGGTGATACAGTTGGTAGATGTGACCGGATTGAGCGAACTCGGCGACCTTCTGGTGTCTCAACAGTGTAATGAACGTCCTCCAGTCCGGTGAGACCTTGGACCAGCTTCCCGATCTCACCCAAGGTTTGCGAGAGGGCGTCTTGGGTCGTCACAGGTCTAAAATCGAGAACCGCCGCAAGTGCGGCTGCAGCTTGTGCATTCGTGTCGTCCTCGTAATCAGACATCGCCTGAACAATCGCGGAGCGAAGCGATCTAACAATTTGTGGATCAAGCTCAGACGCAAGGGCTAGCGCCTTCCCTATCTCCCTAATTACCTCTTCACCACCTTGATCTTCTGCCATTCACAACTCCACAGCTGTAGACATTAACGGGCCGCGCGGGATGAACCGCCCGGATTCTCTAAATTCAATTGCCGAAGGTTGCCGTTGGCAATGTTCCTTAAGAGTAAGGCACAGTGCGGTTTGGTTCCATAAGCGGATCGCGCTGGCTGTATCCCGAAGTGTGCGATGACGCCGAAGCTGGATAGTGTCGCTGAATTGGACCATCAGGCACTTAGGTCTGAGCCCTGATACAGATTGATGATATGACTCCAAGTCGCGTACGGGCTGCGAAGAGCACCGGCTACTTTGGTCCGCTTCTGACCGAAAGCGGACATTCGTTTAACCAAGGGTGAAGGAAACTTTTAGGGCCAGGATGGACTTCAACTCTCTCGTTCGCTCGCTTCTATCCGATGCGAAGATGCGCCGTAACAAGCCTCTGCGAGACTAGTGCGCGAGCCAGGTCGCTGACATTGCTCCATGGCCTATGACGTGCCCCGCACCCGCTGGTCAAATGGAACCGCCCTCGGCACCATGGGCACGACCATCTAAGGAGTTCTTCATGCTCTACCAAGATAAGTACGTCGCCTTCATCGACATGCTCGGGTTCTCCGCACTTGTCCAAGAGTCGGCAGCCGACATGAGCAAGCTTGATGAAATAGCAGAGGCCATCGACAGACTAAAGAACACAGCGTGCTGCAACCCAGCAACAGGACTTTTGTTCACTTACTTCAGCGACTGCATCGTCATATCAAGCAGCCGCTCTCCTGCTGGCCTTGCCGACATCCTGAGCTGCATCAGAATGTTGGCCGAGAACCTGCTAGTGGTTGATATATTGATACGTGGAGGGCTCACAGTTGGAAGCATTCATCATGATTCTCAGATGATCTTCGGACCGGCGATGCTGGACGCCTATCGCATGGAATGTAAGGAAGCACGCAATCCCATGGTGCTCGTGAGCGAAGAGGTGCGATCGGATGCTCGCGCTGCGGGGTTAAGCAACCTGTTGACGTGGGATGACGAAGAGCCAGACCGCCACTATGTCCACTATCTGATCTCGTACAGCGCTTATGACTCTAATCCAAGGGCGGGCGTCGTGATTCTCGATAGCCAGGCCGCTCTCATCCGGCATTTCATCGCCAAGAGGCTGCTAGGCGCTCCGGGTAAGATCCTGGATAAAGCCGAGTGGATGGAACGATATTGGAACGAGAAGGTGGCGACAGGTGGAATTCTCGGACGTGTTGACAGGGTCGCAGACCTTGTTAGGCCCAATGCGCGACCATTTCGCAGCAGACTCGCCGTTCTAGCACCGCAACCGGGCGCCACTAGTGTGGACTAGCGAATCAGGCAAGCAGCTGCCGATTCCTTGCAAAGATTCAATTCAATTGGCCATACGGAAGCACGTGCAATCCCTGATGGCAGTCGGGACCACCATCTCCCCATTGCCAGCCGCGTCTGAACCAGCGCCCGGAACGCTTCAGCGGAAGGGGCTGGTCCCTTCCGCTGGTGCCTGCCCTGGTTGCACCGGCTATGCGCGGCCACCACGTTCCCGGACACGTCTCTGCCCCCGTCCTGTTGGGCCACCAGGTGCTCGGCGGTGCATTGAAAGGCTCGGGCCTTACTGGCCTTCAGCCCGAGCTCTGAGGGTGCAGTGAGCCACATCGGCAGGCCGCAATAGAAGCAACGGCCCGATTGGGCGTAGAAGGCAGAAGTGCGAAGGGATCTGCGGCGTTTGGCGGTCATGGATGGCTCCGGAATCGAAGGATTCCCGTGCCCCCATTGGGTGGACCTCGGGCACCCGGAGCCTATTGGCTATGCGGGCACAACACCGGCGCTTTATAGCGACTGGCTAAGGCGTTATAGCTCAGCGCTTGAGCCGCTACAAGGCCCAGATGCCGACCAGAACGGGAGGGAGTCACCGACGCCCAGTTAAGGTCAAAGCTTGGTCAGGGGGCGAGCGACGCGCTTGAGCAGGTGGAGCGGGGCGTGGCGCGTCACCCAGGGAAGTCGCGGTGTTGTAGTCCTGCTCAACCCGCTGAACTGTTCGCACGTTCAGGCCCGAGATCTCGTCTAATTGTTCTTGCGACCAATGTCGCGACTGGCGGAACTGGGAAGTGCAGGCGACAAGCTCTGACCGATCAGGTGCGCAGTTGGGAACTCAAGGGCGAGCTGGATGTGGAGCCAGAAATCGAGGGCGTCTTAGGTGCGGATCCAGGAATCAAGGGCATCTTTGGGGGAGATCTGGAAATCGCGGGCGTCCTTGTGGGGAAATACGGGCGGACAGCTGTGGGATCTGGGGCGTTTCCGTTGTGGCAGTCAATTGCAGCGCGGAGCCGACGAAGGAGGACCAGCGCTGACCGAAGCGCCTGATACTATTTCGCATAATGTATACAACGTGTGCCTTATCGAAGTTCGGCACAGCCGCTTCCGCCTTGTAGGGAAGGGCGAAACCTACAGCCAGGCATAGCGCCATCGCTGTGGCGGCGAGCTTGCGCCATACCGCTTTTTCCTCGCGACTGACCGCTCGCGCTTCTCCTACGATTCCCAAGACACGGGCCAGCGGGAGGCCGGTCAGGCCCGCCAAAGTTGCGCACATCACGGTATCCGGCAGCGAATAGCCTGATTTCCAGTTCGCAATCGTTCCGCGCGATACCCCGAGCTGCCGCGCAAATTCCGCGTCACTACTGACGTTCAGCGCTTTCCGCGCTGCATCGATGAGGTCTGTAACCGTCTGCATCGTTCAACCCTGTTGACACCTGTGTTCAACCCCTTTATACATTGCTCCGCGTTCAACGGCGTTGAGCGCCCCTCCACCGGCACCCCAAGGCCGGTCGGGGGGTCCCCTTGGGGCTTGGGGAGGGGTAGGGCACATGGACGCACTTGTTCTCGCCGTGCTGCTGGGGTGTATCGCAGCCGTGTCGTTGGGGTTAGCCAAATTCGTGACGTGGTGTGTTGATCGGCGTGCGTTGTCCGCTGGTCGCACTGCACGCGAAAGCCAGTTTGTTGCCCAGGCGGTCGTTGACCTTCGCCGCATGGAAATCGAAGCCACCAAACGCGGCAACCTGCTCGCCGCTGCTGAACTCGCTGAAGAGCAGGAGCGCGCCGCATGAGCAGGTTTCCGTCATTCGCCGAACTGGCGGAGTTCGATATGGGTCTTGCGGGGTGTGCCGCGCTCATCGCCGTTTGGCTGGGAGTGGCATTGCTCTCCATCGTGATTGAGCAGGCGTGGCTGGCACTTCGTCACTGGTTCAAGCGGCGGAAGGGCAATGTCCGATGAACAGTCATTTCCCCAACAGTCCGTGCTACCTGTGCGGGGGCAGCCTACAGACCCTCCGAGCATCGGATGCGACGCTGAACTGCTGCACCAGCTGCGGCACGTTGATTACCAAGCGCAGGGATACGCCGAGCTACTCCAGCGCGTTCCCTGGCAACAGTTTTGGACGCTCACGTTCAAACTCAGTAAGACCAGTCGAACAGGCGGCATGCACGAGGAAGCGGCTGATAAAGCGTTCCGCTACTTCGTCAGTTGCCTCAACCGCAGCATCTACGGTCCCAAGTGGGCATCGCGCTGGCACGGCGGCATTCAGTGGGCACGCGGGCAGGAGTTCCACCGCGATGGCCGCCTCCATTTCCACGCCGTTGCAGCTGCACCTACCGATGACCTCAACCGCCTCGCCAGCCGTTACGAGTGGCACGAATGGTGGTACCGCGAGTTCGGTCGCAATCGAATCGAAGCGCCGCGCAGCCAGGCAGACATTACCGGCTACGTAAGCAAGTACGTCACGAAAGGGGGCGTGGTCGATTTCTCGCGGAACTTCGGAGCATGGAACCCGCCGCCTATCGACTACACCCACCGCCCAGAGCAAGACGCCTTGATCGCAGGCGACAGCAACACGCGATCCGACCGGCCAGGGCGACACCTGGTCACCGGGCGGACTGATGCAAGCATCGCGCAACGGGGCAACAAGCGGTCCACCACGTCTCCCTGCGGGGGGGTAGGGGGGGACTTAGCTTGACCCCACAGTACCGCCCGAAATTTGCCGAAGACGAAACGACGAAACCACAGACAGACCCTAACGAGGAAACGAAATGAACGCTCCGAAGATCACCATCAACAGCGCCGTTGAAACCCGCTACGTCACTACCAAGGCCGGTGTGCAGAAGCCCGTCTACTCCCAGCGCGCCACGCTGGAAACCGAAGCCATGCGTATCCAGGTCGAAGTTGAAGTTGATGGTCCTGAAAAGGGCTACGCCGTCGGTTCCGTCAAAGAGTGGGACGTGGTCACCGATCTGGTGCCTGGCCGCTACGGCATCGAGCTGGCACGCCGCATGACCCTGGTTGATCCGGCAGGCGCGAAGCCGCAGCCGGCTAATAAGGCGGCCTGATCATGTCCGGCCCGGCACCCCTCTACGTGGTCGGTTGCGCTGCTGAGAACGTGCAGCAGGACGGCACGTGTTCGGTGCCGATCTGGATGACATACCACCAGCCAATTCTGCCTCCCCTGGATTTGGCCGATGGGACCCTCGTTGCAGGAGCGATTGTTCTGTCCTGGGCGATTGGGTTGAAGGCGCGCCTCGTATTCCGCGCTGCGCGCATAGGGGTCTACTGATGACGAGGAAACCGCAATGAAGCACATGAACACCCTGCGCCGTTTTGGCGCCTCCACCTTCACCAAGATCGGCGCTGGTGCCGGTGCCCTGGTTGCGTCGGGCGCAGCCCTGGCCTCGGGCAGCACGTCCCCCGGCGCCGCCATCGCTGCCGAGGTCTCGAAGGGCAATGCAGACATGGCAATCGTGATCGGCTCCATCGCCCTGCTGCTGGGCATCCTGGTGGTGTGGGCCTTCACCAAGCGCGCCGCCAAGGGTTGATCGGGGCGCAAGTTCACTCACGGGGGTGCGCGGAAACGCTCGCCCCCTTTTTGTTAGGGAGAAGTGTCATGGGGTACTTCGTAATTGTTGCCTTCTGCGGTGCATGCTGGATCGCATTCGAGGGCGTGTGATGATCAGGTTGCTATCAGCGCTTCTTCTGGCTGGTCTTCTCACGCTGGCAACGCCGGTATTCGCGCATCAGGCTACTCAGTGTCAGGGAAACGCAGGCGTCTCGCCTTGCGACCAGGGTGAAGCTTTCTCAGCCCTTCGAATCATCATCAAAGATCACTGTGCCGCAGTGTCGCCGGGCGCAACGCCTACCAAGGTCAGAACCACGCACAGCGAATTGGGGAAAAGCTATTTTTCCGAGTTCAATTGCGTTAATCCTAGTGGTGCGCTTGTCGGCGTTGATCAAGGTCATTCAACGCGCTATATCGGCACATGCCAATCTCGCGGATCCAAGTCAACGCCGTTTTTCCCGCCCTCGGGTTCAGTCGGTTGTAACCGTGGCTGCGAAGTTAGCTATCGCGACAACGGCGATGACACCACGACATACTCGCCTAATGGCAAGGTTTGTGATGACAAGCCGGACTGTGCGGCTCAGGGCAAGAACATGGTTTGGAATGGCATGCTTCGTGTGTGTCAGCCAGTCGAGCCTGAGTGCCCTCAGGGCAAGGTAAAAGTTGGCAATGCATGCACGGATGAGAAGCCGTGCCCAGATGGCATGGCGCTCGTGGCTGGCTCCTGTAAGAAGAAGGACGAAGAGTGCCCTGCGGGCATGATCCGCAGCCCGCTAGGCAGCTGCATCCCTGGTGATGGTCAGTGTGCCAAGGGTGAGGTGCGTGGGCCTGATGGCACCTGCAAGAAGGACAAGAACAACGACGGCCAGCCGGATACGGATGATCCTGAGAGCTTCTCCGGTGGCGACACATGCGAATCGCCCCCGTCATGTAGCGGGTCGCCCATCATGTGTGGTCAGGCACGAATTCAGTGGCGAATCGACTGCAACACCCGGCGTAACAACAACATCAGCGGCGGCCACTGCTCCCAATCCGGCATGCCTACCTGCACGGGCGAGAAGTGCAACGCGATGGAGTACACCCAGCTGCTGATGCAGTGGCGATCCGCTTGTGCCGTGGAGAAGCTCGCCTCAAAGCAGGACACGCCAGGGCAGGGTGGCACCAACGGAGACGCAAACGGCAATGGTGTGGCCGATGTGCTGGAGGGGAGGGGGGACGTAACGCCGATTGGTGACGGTGCGGCCGACGTTGCCAGCGCCAAGAAGTGGGGCATCGGGCTTTCAACCAGCAATCTCGATACGAGCAACATGTTTGGCGGTGGTGGTGCCTGTCCTGAGCCCCCCGCAATCACGATCATGGGAAAGACCGTGAATTCCGCTGATTTTCCATACTTCTGCCGCATAGCGGCGATCTTGCGCGCCTTGATCTTGATCTTCGGCGCATACACCGCAATTCGCATTCTTATGGGAGCGGCCTTCTGATGGGTATGGTTTCTGACTGGATCGTTGATGCGACAACGTCGCTGGTCGGCAAGCTGAAAGATGCTGCGGCCGGCCTGATTGGCAAGGGGCTTGCAACGTTCGGACTGACTACGGTCACGTTCAATGCACTGCTGCCCAAGCTCAAAGAGTTCGTGATGCAGTTTGTCGGCGGCCTGGATGGGCCTGCAATGCAGATGCTTTCTTATCTGGGTGTCGGCGTCTCCTTCTCAATGATTCTTTCGGCGTTGACGGTCCGCATGGCCTGGAAGGTCTTCATCGTGCCGAAGGCTGTCGCTGACCAGCTGGGAGCGGGCTCATGATCTACTGGTATACCGGTCAGCCTGGGCACGGCAAGACGCTCCACGCCATCGAACGCTTGCTTGAGTTCAAGGATCAGGGGCGCATCGTCTACGCGTGCAATATTCGCGAGTTCGACTACGCCAAGACTGGCGTTCTAGAGATGACGCCTGAGCAGTTCCGGGACTGGCCGAACTTCCTTCCCGATGGCGCTGTCGCCTTGGTCGATGAGGCGTACGAGCATGGAATGCTGCCGAAGCGGCCAGCCGGTGCGAAGGTGCCGCATCACGTGGAGCAGCTTGCCAAGCATCGGCATAAGGGCTTGGACTTCATCTTCGTAAGCCAATCCCCCGACAAGCAGTGCGATCAGTTCGTACACGACCTGATTGAGCGTCATGTCCACGTGCGTCGCCGCTTCGGCACGAAGTTTGTGCACCTCCGCGAGTTCGACAAGTTCGAGGCGCGGGCTGAGAAAGCCACGCCCTTGACGATCAAGCGCAAGACGCTCCCGAAGCGTCCGATGGGCATGTACAAGTCCACCGAACTTGACACCACCGAGCGCAAGATCCCCTGGTACTACATCGCGCTTCCGATCTTGATTGTGGCTGCGGTGGTGATGCTGTACGTCGCGTTCGGGCGAATGGATAAGCGCATGAGCGGCGGCGACCTTCCCGCACCAGGTGGTGCCAGTGGCGTCAGCGCTCCGCGCGACGGAGCGTCAGCGACGGCGGGCGGAGCGGTGGCGGCAAAGTCGGCACAACCGCTCAAGGAGTACGTCGACAAGTTCCTACCGCGTGTCCCATCTCAGCCCTGGAGCGCACCCGTATACGACGATGCGCTCAGCGTCCCCAGCGAGCCACCGCGCGTTTTCTGCATGTCGTCGCTCGGTGGCGAGAATGGTCTCGGTGGTCACGACGAACCCAGCTGCAATTGCGTGACGGAGCAGGGTAGTCGTTACGACCTGGACGAACCGACGTGCCGTTACGTCGCGCGACGCGGCCAGTACGAGCCCTATCTGCCTCGGCGTGAGAACAGGCTTGTGGATGGTCAGACGCAGATCAATCGCGCGCTCGATCAGATCGAGCAGCGGGGGCAGGGCGTCGCTGTTGAGCGCCAGCCTCGTGCCATGGGCACTTTCCCTGAATCACCTCAGCCGCAGTCAGGCACTTACCTCACCACGCCACCTGGGGAGAATCGGCTATGACCAGTGGCGGGCGTGAATTGCTCAAATGGCTCGCCCTGGCACTGATGACTGGCGATCACATCGTGACCGTGTTCGGCCTCGGTCACGTGCCAGTCGTGTCCCAGCTTGGCCGTGTTGCGTTCCCTGTGTTCGCCCTGGTCATGGCTTACAACCTTGCGCAGCCCGGCGCTGATACCAGGAAGTCGGCTCGGCGTCTGGCTTTTTGGGGCCTGGCCGCCACTCCCGCGGCTGTGCTGGCATTCGGCCAGGCGTTGCCGCTCAACGTGCTGCTGACGTTCGCCGCTGCGGCTGGCTGCATATGGGCTCTGGAACGCCGGCAGTGGCCGCTGGCCGCGCTCCTGTGCATCGTCGCGCCTGTTGCCCTTGACTACGCTTGGCCTGGTGTATGGCTCGTTCTGGCGGCCTGGGCGTGGTTCAAGAATCACGGTAAGCGTATGCACTGGCTGCTGGGCTCTTGGGATTGGCGCCAGCAGCGGCTTTACCTGGTGCTGCCAATATGGGTGTGGGCATGCATGGGGCTGCTCTGCCTCTACAACGGCAATGGCTGGGCGTTGCTAGCCCTGCCGGTCATGGCCCTGGGCGAACTGCCTTCACGGATTCCGCGATCAGGCAGGGCCTTTTATGCCTACTATGTGGGCCATCTGCTTGTGCTGGGAATCCTTGCCACGCTGGTGATGTAGCACTAGGGGGCGCAGATCACAGGGCGCCCTTTGTGCGTCACGGATTCCCAGCCGTCTGCCGTTCTGCTGATTAGACGTCCGCCCATGCATTTGGCTCCAGCCGGCCACGGAATCACTTCGTTGTCCGGCAGCTGCGCTGGTGATGGTTGGCACGCCTCGCGGTGAACCTCATGGACAGTTACCGTCTCAACAGTTCTCGCGGCTTTGAGGTCTTCGTTGGCCTGCGCCAGAGCAGTTCGATTCGCCTGGAGCGCAAACCCCGCGCCTACTAATGCCATCGCCAGTACCGCAGACGTGATCTGCCATCCGCTCTTATCCATAGCGCCCCCAAGTTGTCCTGCGCGCATTCTAGCCGGGGTGTAGGGGCAGCGCCCCTACGGAAACGCCTCACACGCGCTGGCGAGGCTGAGGCCCTTGTTCATGAAGAGCTGCACGCGGTGGCTCGGCGTCAGGGCCAGCCATCGCCACCGCCGAACGCTCATTGCGACGGCTGACCACATCCCGCAGATTGACGACAGTGGCAGGATGATGGCGAATGCCGGCGTCGCGATTGCGCACATTTCTGGAACTGTCGATCGACGCTGCCGTGCGGGCAGATTCCATCATCCGACGCCATTCCTGCGCTTGGCAGGCCGTAAGCGAGAGCCAGGCCAGATCCTCGGGCAGCAGTTCGCGGCCTTCAGGCGTAATCAGGCGGTCGCCGAGGAAAGAAAAACCGGCCCAAGGGCCGGTCAAGTCGATACGGTGGTGCGGGTCGAACTCAATCATGCCGCGATCTCATCCTTGGCCGGGGTCCCAGGTCTCAGGCAAGAGCCGAGCCAGAGACCCAGCCATTGCAGCGCGGAGCCGACGAAGGAGGACCAGCGCTGACCGAAGCGCCTGATACTATTTCGCATAATGTATATTATGTTACAGGCAAGATCGCTACCCAAGAAGCCAGAGCCTCCCCAGTCCTCAGATCCCTGACTTCACTCCTGGCCATGTTGAGCGCTGCGAATTTAGGGCAGCTTGTGAGGCAACTTGTAGCAATTGATGCACTGAGCTGCGTGCAGTCCCAATGACTCGCTGTGATCTTGGCGTATCGCCAATGGCGGGGCGCGAATCTGGTGCGTCCCCAATGATGTTGCCAAGGCGCTTTAGCCACGCGCCTTCGAGAGCATCTACTTCAGGAGACGGCTATGACCATCAGCTTCATTTCTGAGCCACCTCAGCGGCCTGGGGTAACGATCAGGGGCGTCCCGTCTAGCCGGGCCCGGCAATCCTCGCCTGCTTGAATTCTGGGGCAGCTTAGTGGTCTCTCTGCTGCAGATTTGGCGAGCAGAGCGGCGGATTCCGTTACGGTGACCGAGATGGAGTGGCGCCTAGGAAGACGCCACTGGAAAGCCTTTGTGACGTCACAGTCGCTGGTTGATCCAATCCCAGGTCGCCTTGTTCAACCAGCCTTGGTGGCTGCCGGTGGTGATGCGCGCTACGAAAAGTCTGTCGTTCTTATCGAGCGGATGCTTAAGATCATCTGTGAGCGCGTCGGGTGTTAGGTTCGTTGAAATCCAACGAACTGACTCCAGTCCGGGATCTGCAACGTTCTGATATTGGTTGACTTGCTTGAGAAACGCTGTGCGCTTTGCGTCGTAGTTGGCTTCGCGATTCAAGTTCCAGGTGACGACATAGACAGCCAT